TCAAACGAACACCTCATACCAGAGGAGATTGATTACTTGAAGAAAAAACATTTAGTATGACTATAGGATTCAACCACCTAGGTAGACACGGAAGATTAGGTAATCAGATGTTTCAGTATGCTGGACTTAGAGGCATCGCTGCTCATCGTGATTATGATTTTATGATACCACCAAGTGATTTCAAAGATCCATATCAGGATCATCAATTATTTGAGGCATTCAAACTAAAGGGTCTCACCAATATAGGATTGTGTGCAGGCACTTATGTTCAAGAGGCACACTTTCATTTTGATAAAAATTTGTATGATAATATGCCAGACAATCATAATGTGTATGGATATTTGCAAAGCACAAAATATTTTGATATTATAGAGAAAGAAATTAGAGAAGACTTTGAATTCAAAAATGAAATCAAAGCACCCTGTGAGGAGATGATCAATTCTGTTGAGAATCCCATCGCTTTACATGTAAGACATGGTGACTACGGTTGCGAAAATCATCCAATCTGCCCCAAAGAATATTATGATACTGCATTGTCAAAGTTTAATAACAATCGTACAGTGGTTATTTTTTCTGATGATCCTAAATGGTGTGGCACTGAGTTCACTGATGACAGGTTCCTTATCTCAGAAGGTGGTGACAATCTTGCAGACTTGTGTATGATGAGTATGTGTTCTGATTTTATTATTGCCAACTCTTCTTTTTCATGGTGGGGATCTTGGTTGAGTAAAAATCCTGACAAGAGAATCATCGCACCAAAGAAATGGTTTGGTCACGGTTACACAGCAGCACATAACACATCAGATTTATACTGTGACAACTGGGAGGTATTATGATAGAGGGAAAAGTTGTAAAAAGATTTGATCTAAAAAAATGTACCTTTATCATTCCTCTTAGGATTGAGACAGAGGATCGAATGAGAAATATTGTCACAACATTGATATATCTTACACGTTTATTTGATACTAATATTATTGTAAAAGAAGTTGACAAAGAATCAATTTATCTAAGAGAGGTTCAACCTTTACTTGAGCAAGCATTAGAACCTGAGATGCTTAGTTGTATCAATCATATTTTTGAACAAAGTGATGAGTTTACATTCCACAGGACAAAGATATTAAATGATATGTTGTGGATGGTGGATACACCAGTTGTTGCCAATTATGATAGTGACATCATTCTTCCACTAGAATCATATATCAATGCAACAAATATGATTGCTAAAGAATGGATTCATCCTGATGCAGAGGGAGCAAAACCAGTAAAAATAATATACCCTTATGGATATGGTGACTATCAATGGCAATGTCATGTGGGCGATAATGAAGTTACTAACTTTATAAATTCTGGATTTAATTTTGAATATTTCAATGGTCATATGAGACAGTGGGATGCTAAGTATGGATTCTGTCAATTTTTCTCTACTGATACTTACAAAAAATTAGGGGGTGAAAATGAAAACTTTATAGCATATGGATATGAGGATGACGAAAGATATTTCAGATTCAATATGCTATCAAGTGTCGCTAGACTAAATGAATATGTTTATCACCTTGAGCATGGTCGCACAAAAAATTCTTGGTTCAATAATCCATATTGTGAAGACAATAAAAAGTTATGGGAAAAACTTAAGGTCAAGGGTAAAGAATCTTTACTAAAATATTATGAAAACGTTGATTACATAATGGAGAGAAATGGATAGAAATAAAGCAGTATTTAAGTTAGCGAACTTTCCTCCTGTCTTGTGGATTAATTTAGATAGATTCCCTGATAGAAAAAAATATATGGAAGAACAATTTGACTATTGGGAAATCAAAGATCATCATAGAATATCTGGTATTGATGGTGCAGAATATGAATCATACCTCAAAGGAACTGTGCCACCTAGTATGAATGATGGTGAGATAGCATGTGTTATGTCACATCTTTCTGCAATTAAATATTTTGTGGAAGAGACAGAGCATGATGAGATTTTTATAATGGAAGATGATGTTGATTTGTCACTGGCAAGACATTGGAATTTTACTTGGAAAGATGTGAGACGTAGAGTGCCTGTTGCTTTTGATTGTCTACAACTTACCATAATAAATCCTAATGGTATTACACTAAAATTACATCATAGATTTATCAATGACTTTTCTGCTGCTTGCTATCTTATCACTCGTCATCATGCAAATAAACTTCTCAAACTTCACAGTAGAGGATCACAATGGAAAATAGATCAGAACATAAGACCAAGAGCAGTGTCTGAGGATTTGATTATTGATAGTGGTAAATCATACGCCACACCTTTGTTCAATTATAGATTAGATATGGGGTCTGCAATACATGAAGAACATATAGAAATTTTTCATAAAAATAGCAATCACGCACTCACTGATTTTTGGAGAGAAAATGGTTCTGATGTCAAGATACAAGAAGTGATGCAATTAGATGAATACTGTGGTAGAATACCACCACAGGTATACATAAACCAAGGCAAAGAGGAGGCAAAAAATGTCTGAAGTTATTCTTGATGACAAATTAAAACAACCAGAGTTTAAAGGGATGGTTGATCACGGTGCCATAGGTGTCTTTGATAATTTTGTCAAATGGGAATTTTGTGATTCAGTCGTTGATTCTTTTGAGTATTGGTATAAAAGAAAACATATAGAAAAAGAAAACCTTGATGTCAAAGTTACGACTTTTAGTGGTAGAGATATAAAACTAAATCCTATGAGTGAGGGAGGTAAACAATTTTCTCAAGGTGGTCTTGGTAGAAAAGATGATCAATTATATTTGGAGATTTCTGACCCTGCTATGGCGATGGAAATAAATCAAATTGTTGGTGGGTGTTTTGAAATCTACGCTAAAAAATATAAAGGAATTTTAGATTGTTGTGATCCTGTCTCTTCTTGGACTTGTAAAATACAAAGAACTAACTCTGGTGGTGGATATCATATATGGCATTCGGAAAATGGAAGTTTTTTGTATAGGGATAGAGTTCTTACTTGGATGATTTACCTAAATGATGTTCCTTTAGAAAATGGTGGTGCTACTGATTTCTTTCACCAAGAGGTATCATTCCAACCAAAGAAGGGTACTGTGGTATTGTGGCCTGCAGCATATACACACGTGCATAGAGGTGCATTTCTAACTGGTGATGTAAGCAAGTACATAGCAACTGGTTGGTTCTCTCGTGAACCAGGTGATGTAACAAATAGAATTTTAGGAGAGAAATCAGGAAGAATACTACCTAAAGAAATGTTGAATGGATGATAATATACACGTGTATCACAAACCTGTATGATAAATTAGAATCACCATATAATCATCCAGAGGTTGAATACATTTGTTTTTATGATGGTGAAAAACCAGATGCAGATGGATGGAAATACGTTGAATTACAATTTGATATTATTTGTCCTGTAAGAAGATCATATTTACCTAAACATTGTCCTCATTTTTTCTTTGAAGAAAATTCTGAAACAGTGTGGATAGATGCTTGCTATCCTGTTGACCAAAGAGTTGTAGAATATTCACTTGAATTATTTAAGACAAAAGATTTTGTTCTTCAAACACACCCAGAAAAAAGATCTCTAATACATGAGTTTTCAAAGTTATATTCTCATGGATTCTCGACAAAAGATGAGTGTATTGAGATGGCGAAAAGAATAAAAAAAGAAGGGTACAATCTATTAGACTATAAACAAACAATAAACTGTGTGATTTGGAGAAGATTGACACCAAGTGTTATAGATTGGTGTAGCACTTGGAGAGATTGGTATATGAGTGGAGTGAATAGAGATCAAGTATCAAGTTCTGTTGCAGAATTTCTTACTATAAGTGCAGAAAGGGTCGATCACATTGTCAATATTGGTGATAAAAGTAAAAGAAAGGCACCATATAAAGCAGCGTACAATCTACACACACGTCCAAGTGTAAAAGATAGAATAGATTTTGTTCACGATATGTGTAAAATATTTGATGGTTGGAAGGATGCACTACTCATAAGAAAAACATATGCTAATCTTAAGTATCTACCCTTCGATATGAATGATAGTGTTGATAAAAAAAATATAGTAATTTATACTTGTATTACTAATGGGTACGATGAATTTCCTGAGAATAATTACTATGATCCAGACATAAGATATGTTTGTTTCCATGATGGT